AGACAAATTGCTCAAGAGTTGGAATGCAATTTTAATATGTCTGGTGAAACGGTTATTCATACTGAGGACATAGAGAAGATATCTAAAACTATTTGTGACCCAAACCACAAGGCAGGTTTTGACAGAAACTATTATATTTGGGAAGACTTTGACCCAACACAATCTTACCTACTCGTAGCAGACGTTGCAAGAGGAGACGGAAAAGATTATTCAGCATTTCAAGTGATAAATGTAACTCAAATGTCTCAGGCAGCAGAGTATCAAGGCAAAGTGGATTTAGATACTTATGCTATGTTTCTGGCAGACGCAGGAAAGACCTATGGAGGTTGTTTGCTTGTGGTAGAAAATAATAACGTTGGTTATGCAGTACTCACCAAATTAGAAGAAGCAGGATATCCAAATCTTTATTATTCAATCAAATCAACACACGAGTATGTAGATTCAGCAGCAGCACGTTCGAATAGCAGGTCAGTTCTTGGATTTACCACTTCAATGAAGACAAGACCTTTGATTATTGCTAAGTTAGAAGAATTTATAAGAAATGACCTAATTAATATCACATCCAATCGTCTTTTCAATGAATTGAAGACTTTTGTGTGGAATAATGGTAAACCAGAGGCGATGCGAGGGTACAACGACGACCTTGTAATGTCAATGGCAATTGCTTGTTGGGTAAGGGACACGGCATTGGTTTCAAACCAGAGGGATACAGAATACAAGAAGGCATTGTTAAACGCAATGTCAACTTCTAAGACAAAACTTAACACAGCAGTACCAGGTATGGTAAACTATGGTAAACCAGATGGTGTTCGACAAATGAAAGAAATAATGACCAACTTCCCTGGTCTTTTTAAGGGGTAAAATAGATGGCAGATAATGACAACATAAAGAACGAAGATTCAGTTCTTTTTAAAAGATTAACAAGACTTTTCTCAGGTCCAATCGTAAATAGGAGACAGCAGAACAGAAGAAAGTTCAAGAGACAGGCGCTAGATAATTACGCCACTCGCTTCACCTCTGCTTCTGGAAAGCAATTTCAGAAGAATCAGTACAACCCATTTGAACATATTCACAACGATGCGATGTCTAACCGCATTCGCAACGAGAGATATGTAGACTTCGACCAAATGGAGTTCGAACCTATCATTGCTTCTTCATTGGATATTTACGCAGATGAGATGACTTATCACAATGAACTCAACAAGATGTTGAATATTGAATGTCCAAACCAAGAGATAAAGTCTACTCTTGAGGCACTTTATTATAACGTGTTAAATGTTGAATTCAACCTTTATGGTTGGTGTCGTACAATGTGTAAATATGGAGACTACTTTCTTTATGTTGATATTGACGATAAGATTGGTGTAAAATCTTTTATCGCACTTCCTCCTCAAGAGGTCGAAAGAATGGAAGGTGAAGACCCAACTAATCCGAACTATGTTCAATACCAGTGGAATTCTGCTGGACTTACTTTTGAGAACTGGCAGGTAGCACACTTCCGTATTTTAGGCAACGACAAATATGCCCCTTATGGAACTTCTATTTTAGAACCAGCACGACGTATCTGGCGACAACTCCATCTTATCGAAGACGCTATGATGTCCTACAGAATCACTCGTTCACCAGAGCGAAGAGTTTTCTATGTCGACGTTGGTAATATTTCTCCACAAGACGTAGAACAATACATGCAAAAGGTCGTAACAACTATGAAGAAGAATCAAGTTGTTGACCAGAACACAGGTCGTGTTGACCTTCGCTACAACCCACTCTCTATTGACGAAGACTATTTTGTACCTGTTCGTGGCGGCGAAAATACAAGAATTGAAACCCTTCCAGGCGGTTCTTATACTGGGGACATCGACGATGTAAAATATTTAAGAGATAAATTATTTTCGGCACTTAAGGTTCCACAGTCTTACCTTTCACGAGGCGACGGCGCAGACGAGGACAAGGCAACTCTTGCACAAAAAGATATTCGCTTTGCAAGAACAATTCAGAGACTTCAGCGCTCAGTTGTTGCAGAGTTAGAAAAAGTTGGTATTATTCACCTGTATACCCTTGGATATAGAGGTGAAGATTTAACTAAATTCAAACTCAGGTTGAATAATCCTTCTCAAATTGCCTCTATGCAAGAATTAGAGCATCTTCGAGCAAAATTTGAAATTGCGGATACTGCAACTGAGGGATATTTTTCTAAAGCATGGATTTATAGAAATATCTTTCGCCTTACAGAAGAGGAAGTTGTCCGCATCGAGCGTGAGATGTTTCACGATTCTAAACTCACAGCAGCAATCGAAGCAGCAGGGGAACTGCCTGAAAGCGGAGAAGGCGGCGGAGGAGGAGACTTTGACGACGACCTTGGAGGAGATGACATCGGCGATGATTTGGGTGGTGATGATGCGACAGATGAACCAGATTCAGCACTTCTCGCAGCACCAGGCAAACGTGATGGGTACTTGACACCAGGAGCAAAGGGCAAAGTGTATCATCCTGAAAAGGTTGACTCTCGCCCACAAGGCGCAAGAAAGCGTTCTACAAAATCAAAATGGTCTGATGAGACCGCTTCATTTACTCCACGTAACACGATGCCTGGTATGTCTGACTTAAAGACGCTTTCTCGTGGTATTTACGAGGGTAATGAAACTACTTACACTGACAAAGAAGAAAAATTGCTTCTTGAGGTAAACCAGGAGTTGACAGACTGGGAAGTCAAGTCACTCGTGAAGGACCTTGAAAAGAAGAATAATAAGCAATTAAAGGAAAACAAGTGATGAAGTTTAAACACAATAAAAAGAGAAATACTGCGTTTCTATTCGAAGCGCTCATAAAAGAGATGGCAAAGTCGGTTGTGAATAACGATGACGAACGCCAAGGCAAGATTGCAAGAATTGTTAAAAGACATTTTCAAAAAAGAGGGGTTCTTTATAAGGACTTGCAAACATATAAGACGATAATGAATCTCAAGGAAGCAGAGGAGACATTCGCAAAGCGAGTCTTATCGGAAGTTCGGAGAGATAGAGATAGATTGGATACTCAGAAAATCTTCTCCGAACAATCAAGACTTATTAAAAAAATTAATGTCGAACTCGGTCAAAGTATTTACACCAATTTCGTGCCTAACTATAAAACAATGGCAACGATAGGTCAATTATTTTCAGACAATGTTGCTGCCGAAGAAAAGATTATACTTGAAGATAGAATTATTGACGAGATAACAAGGGCAGAAACCAAGACAGAGAAAGAGATTATGGAGCACATCGACTCGATTGCTTACAAAACTTTTACAAACAAGTTTAATAAAACTTATGCTGGCAAACTTCATGAAGAGCAGCAAAAGGTGGTCTCTCGTTACATCTTTTCTGTTTCCGACAACGGTACTTCGCTCAAAACTTACTTGAATGAGGAAATAGCGAGACTACGAAATGAAGTAAAACAGTCTTTAGAATCGCAAGAGATTAAGTCTGATGAACTTATGCTTGAGAAGGCAAACTTGGTCTTGGAATTTCTAGACTCTCTGAAGGATATTCCTTTGGATGAGCGCATGATAAAAAAGATTATGCAGGTTCAGGAACTTGTAAGAGAGGTCGAGTCGAATGAATGAAGAGATAAAAGTACAGGTAGGTGAACCAGAGAAGAATGTCGTCTATAACCCAAAGATGAAGATGATTCTTCGTAAGACACTAGGTGGAGATTATGCGATTTACGACCACTATGATATGGACATTGTTATTCAACCAGAGAAGAAGCAGATACTTGCTTTTGCCAAGAATGAAATGTCGGATGACGTTTACGCAGCACAAGACAGACTATTTGACTACCTGCAAAAAAAAGGTGTAATACTTCCTGAGACTGTTCAAGGTGGCAATGTTTATGGTTCTATGCAGGGTTCATATCCAGACTCTAAAATCGGTGCAGATGCGACCGAGGTTACAATTTATACTATCGGAAAATTCATTGAGGAAGAAAAACCTTATTACGCCCACGACGACGCCCTTGAGGATGCAATGACTCAAACAGTGACCAACCCCTCAAAGGAAGACTCGAC